AGTTGAAGGTATAGTTGAAGGTATAGTTGGCGATACAACATCACCTTCACCTTCACCTTCACCATTAACAAAAAACAATACATTAGTCGTTTATCCAAACGACTTTCTATCTTTTTGGGCTGAATATCCAAAATCAGTAAAGAAAAAAGCAGCATTCAAAGAATGGAAAAAGAACAAGACCAATCCGGATATAGAAATAATTTTAAAAGCTATCAGGGCGCAAAAGAAAAACAAAGATGAATTAAAATGTGCTGGCCAATTCTGCCCTGAATGGCCAGACCCGGAACGTTGGATCAAAAACGAACGCTGGAACGATGAACTATCATGCGACAAATCACGAGCAAGCCCGCAACAAAATACAATGTTTATTGATTGCCCATCATGCGGTAAAAGAGTATCAAAACAATCTGAGTTAATTGAAGACGGCTGTATATGGTGTAAGCATGGAAAATCAGACAAAATATAAAACATGTGACGCGCATGCGTCACGGGTAATGCCGCACGACGAACAGGCTGAAATGGCTGTTATCGGATCGATGTTGTACGACAATGAGTGTATTGATAATGTACATTTATCTCCTGATGATTTTTACTCGACGGCAAACAAAATAATATTTACGGCAATTATGGATATTGTGAACAGTGGCCGTGTTGCTGATTTAGTAACGGTTTGCGAAGGTATTTCAACAGCAGGAAATATGAAAAAATGCGGCGGCCCGGCGTATATCGCTGAGACAATAGATGCTGTCATTTCTCCGGCATCTGTCGGATCATACGAGCAGATCGTCAAGGAAAAATCTATTGAGCGCCAGATAGTTGCGGAGTCTCAGCGAATGATTGAGGCCGTTTATGATCCATCAGAAAACAGTAAAACAAAACTCGAAGAAGCTCAAAAAACGATATTGAATTTATCGTTGACTAAAGGATCGGATACGCTCCAAGGCGCAAGAGAAATTTGTAAGAAAACATTCGCTGGGATTGAATATCGCTATCAAAACAAATTCTCCATGATTGGACATCCAACAGGACTTTGCGACTTGGACTCAGCTACTTCCGGACTGATTTCTGGTGACCTGATCATTATAGCAGGCCGCCCAGGCATGGGAAAGTCAGCGTTGGCCGGTAATATCGCGGCAACGGTGGCAGCAAGTGGAGTATCGGTACTACTGTTTAGCCTGGAGATGCCGGCTGAATCTGTTATGACCAGGATCATATCTCGGGAGTCGGGGATTAATTCGCGAATCCTCAGAAGGGGTCAATTAGCCGAAACACAATGGTCATCAGCGGTCCATGCTACGGAATCAATATCGGTCTGGCCTATTTTTATTGACGATAGAGCAGATATTACACCTACGGAAATCATGGCTAAAGCGCGTAAATTAAAAAAAGAACAGGGGTTGGGTCTTTTGATCGTCGATTACATTCAGCTTGTCTGCCCCGCTGGGAAACACGAAAGTCGGGAGCAGGCTGTGGCTGAAATAAGCAGGACGCTAAAGGCGATTGCACGCGAATTAGAGATCCCAGTCATCGGGTTGAGCCAACTGAATCGTCAAGTTGACAGCAGGCCAAACAAACGGCCGATGCTTTCCGATCTCAGGGAATCCGGTGCCATCGAGCAGGACGCGGACATTATAATATTTATTTATAGGGACGAAGTTTATAACAAAGCAGAGGATAATCCACATCGGGGAATCGCGGAAATAGATATTGCCAAGCACCGCAACGGGGAAACAGGGCGGTTTGATGTCATTTTTGACGCACGGACGCAGCATTTCAAAAACAAGGCACGGATATGAGGAGGTGGACGATGACGAGTGAAGAATTGTTGAAGCGCAGAATATACTTGAAAAAACAAACAAAATCATAGAATTGGAGAACGAAAATGCAGATTAAAATCAATCAGTATGACAGCGTGGAAACAGGAAGGTATAACGGCAAGTATCAGATCAAACTAGGCAAGATCGGTAAAGAAGATAAATTTTATCAGGCATATATGCAGGTAAGGAAAAAAGATGGGACTGAAATAAATGTGCCTGTGTGCCTGACGTTTGAACAAGACGAAGATGTGGCGAATTTTATCAGATCAGTCGCGCAGGAAGTAGGGTTGCCATCAAGCGACGTTCCATTCTGAGGTAAAAAATGGAAATCATCATATAGAAAATTAAGGGAGGGTTAAAAATGAGTTATAATGAAATTCCCAATCTTTATAAAAATCAAGACGTTTTGTTATTTAAAAAATGTTACGCACTGGAAAAAATACACGGAACTTCTGCGCACGTTGGTTGGAATGGGAAAGTTTATTACTTTTCCGGGGGGGAGAAGCATGAAAGATTCAAGGCGCTCTTCGATGAAGAAAACCTGATTGATAATTTTCAGAAAATGAACAACGAAAAGGTTGTTATTTATGGCGAGGCATACGGCGGAAAGTGTCAAGGAATGTCAGCGACTTACGGCAAGAACCTGAAGTTTGTGGCATTTGAGGTGAAGATTGGTGATAGCTGGTTGGCCGTCCCGCAAGCAGAGTCGATTGTCAGGAGTTTCAATCTTGATTTTGTCCCTTATGTGGAGATTAAAACTGATTTATCAGAATTGGATTTCTGGAGAGATGCTCCATCACAACAATCTATCAAGTGTGGAATTATTGAAGAACGCAAACGAGAGGGCATTGTTTTGAAGCCGCTAATTGAAGTCAGAAAAAATAATGGTGAGCGGATAATCTCAAAACACAAAAGTGAAGCATTTCAGGAAACGAAAACAAAACGGGAAATTACGCAGGAGTCGCTAAAAGTTTTGACCGAAGCTGCGGAGATTGCAACTGAATGGGTGACATCGATGCGCCTAAATCACGTGCTTGATAAGTTTCCGAAAGCCAATATTGAACGCACAGGGGAAATCATCAAAGCCATGATTGCCGATATCCAGAAGGAAAGCGTAGGCGAAGTTGTGTTGTCAAAAGAGGCGTTAAAAGAAATTGGTAAAAAAACGGCATTATATTTTAAGCAATATCTTAAAAATAAACCAAGGGAAACTACAGATTTTAAAGGAGGGATAACATGGCAGAAATAAGAGAAATTAAATTTAGAGCATGGTTAAAAAAAACAAAAAAAATGGTTTTAATAGAACAACCGGACATAATCCATTTTTTAAGAAAATATCGTTTTGATGATGGATTAATTGACAGTGGTGATCACTTTTGCAAAGATGAATATTTTTTAATGCAATATACGGGATATATAGACCGTAAAGGTGAATATATCTACGAGGGAGATATAATTATTGGACTTTACGAAGGTAAAATCATCCAACATCCTGTTATTTGGTGGAAAAGTGGTTGGTATGTTGGATATGACGAAGGAGGGCGTCGTAATGTTTTTTCATTAGCTGCGGTATCTGATATTGATGTTATTGGGAATATATACCAAGTATAGGAGAAAATTTATGGCTGGAATAATAATAACAAGGCGATTTTGCCAAAAAAACAGAGTGTTTTAAGGATGAGTAATGACCGCCACAGAGAACGCCGCGATACTACTTCTGGCCGAAGCGTTGAATAAGTGAGGGGATCACTGCCGCCAGGTTGAGGCGGCGCTGATCGAGACGCACAAACAAAACGACAAGCTCCGGGCGCGGCTGGACAAGCGCGACGCCGGCGACTTGGCGAACGTGAACTCATAGTGCCCGAATTTCGCGCGTGGGTGCCCCCAGAAGGTGCCTAAATTAAAAAAGCAGGGGAGGCTTAGGCCTCCCTCATGATCCTACTTCCCCTTCGGCCTTCCGGCCTTCCGCGGCGCCACACTCCATCTTGGCGATTTGCATTTGGGGCATTCGCGCGGTTCGGTCTCGATACGCGGCTGCCAGGTATGGGGCGAAAATCACCAGAAAAAGCTTGACTGGGACGATAATGCTGGTAAAATAGGGTCATGGTGGATAAAATCACTCATTGCCCGACAATCAGCAAAAGCAGCGAGCGCCTAAAAATCAATAAGCGCCGCAAAATCAAAACAAAAGAAAAACATGATATACTATTGACAAACTGGAACTGCGGGATGTGCCCCAAGTTCGCTTTGTGCAGAGAGCTCTGTCCTCCGATGGACTGGATAGTCCGACACGTTGAAGTCGATCCAGGAAAAGAACAGCCCATAAAAAACCTCTGCCACGATAGAACAACCCAATTATGGCCGGACATGGTGGGAACAAGTGAAATTATATTATCACTTTTTTTCTTCGAACGACTAGACCCTCCAGAAATAGCAAATCAACTACATATATCAACTAGATATGTTTACAAGCAAATAGAAAAATCAAAAAAAATATTATACCAAAATCTTAAAAAAACTGTTCAATTGCGATCATAGTTATTTAAGAAAGATAATTACTAGCCCAAAGGAACGCCGTTAGGCGGATAGTAACAAGAGCTTCCGCGCAAGCGGATAACAAAATAACGACTAGGAAGAACGCAAAATGATCCAAGATACCACCGCCACCAGCACACCGACCACCCAACAAACGCATAACACAAGCGATCCTCAAGAGCCGGAAATCCCAGAAACTACTGAAAAACCTCCGAAATACTACCCAAAGACACTAGAGGCAATACAATTAGTCAACGCTGGGGTGAGTCCAGAGATGGCACTCAGGTTTTCAAACCAAAAAGATAACATCAGGCCAGAAACGGTATCAAGATTTAAACAAAAACTCAAAAAATATACACTTACGCATCCTAAGCTCGTTAAGTTGGCGCACAACGCCGTCCAGGATTGCCTCACTGACCAGCCGATCATCAGTAAGCGCACCGACCGGCAAGGGAACGAAATTATTGAAGAAAATACCCCAACGTGGGCGAACAAGATCGCAGCAGCCTCAATGGTGTATGATCGGGCGGAGCCGGTCAAGCAGCCTGAGGTACACGGAGGCGGCCTGACGGTCAACGTCATCCCCATCGCAGCGCAGGAGATCATCGAGCGGATGATGCGGTGGAAAAATCGGCAGGTGGAGGAAGTAGAGCGTAAGGCCGTGGAGGAAGCCACTTCAAGTTAACATAATACTAGGATAAATATACTCCACCATGTAAGGTATTGAAAATACAGGAAAACGGTGTTAACATAATATGGGTTATCAGACATTGATGTAAAATAAGGGGCGATAGTGGATGGGGGAGCCTGACGGGGCTGGTCAAGTTTTTGGTGTGGGGAGTGAGTGAGGATTGTCCTGGAAACCCAGGAAAAGTTGTCCCCCGTGGCAGAGAAAAAACGGGGTATTGAAATCCCACTAGATCAAACCTCTCGCCAGCTTGTCGCATAATTTTTTAGAAAGTCAGTTTATGGACAGAGTAACAGCGCATAAGACCTATGTTAAAGCTATTGAGGCTTGCCCTGATGCGGAGAGTAAGCGCCTTGTGATGCGTAAGCTCTGTCAGGAAGATTTGTTCTACCTGTTGGTTTATGGGTGTGGGCGGTTGGATGCTGATCGGGACTGGATTTATGATTGTTGCAGAGAGGTTGAGTTAAGTCCTGATAATCATATAGATTTATGGGCAAGATTTCATTACAAGAGTTCAATCCAGACTTCTGCCAAGACCATACAGGACATTTTGAATCACCCGGATTGGACGTTTGGAATATTCTCTCATACAAGACCAATCGCCAAGGGTTTCTTGCGGCAGATCAAGAGGGAGTTTGAGGGGAATGAGTTTTTGAAGTGGTTGTTTCCTGATATTCTGTATGCCCGCCCCGATCAGGAGAGCCCAAAATGGGCGGAGGATGACGGTTTAATTGTGAGGAGAAGTTCCAACCCAAAAGAGTCGACGATTGAAGCGTGGGGTCTTGTGGATGGTCAGCCGACTTCACGGCATTTCGATGTAATGATTTACGATGATGTTGTTACGTTGGAGTCCGTTTCTACTCCTGAAATGATAAACAAGACCACGAAGGCGTGGGAGATTTCTTTAAATCTTTTATCCGAGAAGGGTGTTTCGAGATATGTTGGAACGCGATACCATTTCTCGGATACCTATAAGACAATTATCGAGCGCGAGGCCGCGATTCCCCGTATTCACACCGCTACGGACGATGGGACATTTTCTGGCAATCCTGTTTTAGTTACCAGGCAGAAATTAGCCGACTTGATTAAGCGGATGGGTTCTTTTACCGCTTCTTGTCAGTTATTTTTAGACCCGTTGATGGATGATGTTCAGAGGTTTGACCCTAAGTGGGTTCGATATTGGACAGAAGCTGATGCTTCGAGGATGAACATTTATCTCCTTGTTGACCCCGCCAATGACAAGAAAAAGAAGTCGGACTACACGGCTATGTTTGTCGTGGGAGTGGATGAAAAGGACGACTACTACATTCTGGATATGGTGCGTGACCGCCTGAATCTTACCGAGCGTGCGGATAAGTTGTTTGAGCTTCATAAACAGTGGAAGCCTATTCGGGTTGGTTACGAGAAATACGGGATGCAAGCCGATATTGAGCATTTTAAGGATAAGATGGAGCAGGACAGCTATTACTTTGGCATTGAGGCTTTGGGAGGGAATACAGCGAAGTTCGACCGGATCAGGAGACTGGTTCCTCTGTTTGAGTCTGGACGGATATTCTTACCGAAAGTTTTTGTGAAGAAAACTTATGAGGGCGTTAATCAGGATTTAGTCAGTGCTTTTGTGGATCAGGAATATAAATCTTTCCCTTTCGGGGCGCACGACGACATGATGGACTGTCTGGCTCGGATTACCGACGAAAAGATGGCCGTCTTTCCTACCAGGTATGATGAATTTAAACTAAAGCCTCTTTCCACCATCATTATTGACGCATTGGACAAGAAGCAACCTGACGAGGAATTTGGGGATTATGTTGCGTCGGAGACAGACGCATTTGAGAAAGCTATGGGATATGGCCATAGAGACATGGGGTTGATTTATGAC